TTATGAATCAGGAGGAAAACGCATGAACCGTTCAGTTTCAGCAAGCGCGGAACGCGCTCTTCCTTGTCTAAATAGTAACAACTGCATTGGCATTGAAAACTCTTTGGAAAACAAGGAAAAACAATTTCCAGTAAACGCGGAAAAATTCAATAAATCCAATGAAAACCTAAACGAATTTTCAACTTCGCACAAAAAGTCTGCTTCGGCCTTAGAAATGAATGTTCATCAATTCATCGAGGCTTTCGGAATTGATAACGTCGGCTTCCTTACTTTGACATTTGCCGATGATGTTCAAGACGTGAAAGAAGCAAGTCGCCGTTTTCATAGCCTCCGTACTAACTTCTTAAAACGCCATTTTGAACACTATATCTGTGTTTACGAGCGCATGAAAAGCGGTCGTATTCATTTTCACTTAATCGTAAACACAAGACAAAACATCAGAAACGGCCTCAATTTCCGCCAAATTCAAGCTAAAAATTACTCAAGCGCGAATAAAGCCCTTCGCCAGCTTTGGGTTTTACTCCGTGAAAACATGAGTAAATATGGCTTCGGTCGTTCTGAATTACTGCCGGTTAAAACCAATAGCAAAGGCCTTGCCCGCTACGTTGCCAAATACATTGCAAAGCATATCGACAGCCGATTACCTGAAGATAAGGGATATCGTCTGATTAGAACGACTATCGATAAAAAGCACCTGTGGAAGATGGCAAACAGTAATTTTTCGTTTGTATCTGCTGGTTCTCGCAAATGGCGAGAACAGCTAAGGAAATGGATTAATCGCATTGACTCTTATTTAAAGTCCATGCCCCTTTATAAATTGCGTCCATACGAATCAATCCATCAGGACAATTACAACCACATTTTATCTGATTACCTAAGCCCAAAATGGGCATTTAAAAACCGAGAAACCATCGTAAATCTGATTTAAACAGAAAGGAAAAAACATGACACAAGAAACAGAACGCCGACAAGGTATGTTTGTTATCGCCTCTTTTGACCGAATGTTCACGCGTGAACGCAAAAACCAAGACGGTACATTTACCAAGACGCATTATGTCGGCCTGATTATCCGTAGCGAAACCGAAACGCGCCTTTGCGAAGTTCGCACCAAACACCCTGAAAAATATGAAGGCTACAAGCCTCAACAAATCGTATCAATGCAAGTATTTCCACGAGCATTTAAAGACAATATCTATTTTTCAGACGAAGCATAAACAAGATTCAAGGCTTTGCGGTGTGCCTTGAATTGACCCCAAAACACCGCAAAACTTTTTTTCAACATTAACTAAAGGAAAACAAAATGAAATTCCAAAATCTGAAAAACAAAGCGAAGTACGCTCTGGCAACTGTTGCCGTTTCTGCAATGTCTGCACCTGTAATGGCTGAAGGCATTTTGGACACTGTGAAGCAAGAAATCACTGGTTACAAAGCCGAAATCATCGCATTGGGCGCAATCGTTGTAGGTATTTCTATCGCATTTGCGGTTATCCGTATCGGTAAACGCGGTGCCAATGCGGTTTAAGGTGTAATCATGGGTTATCAAGTAGGCCGAATTTGTTACGAAACCGAACAAGAAGCCGTCAATGTCTTGATGACCCAAGTTTCACCAACGATTGACAAAGACGGCGTGTTACATCACGCCGTTTTTGATGGTAAAGCTTGGAAGTATCAAGAACAGACAGTAAAACTCACGTTCCCACAATGCGAATTTGGCGAATTTGCACAAGCTGGCCGTGAGCTAGGCTATCAGCTTGTTTTAATAATGGTTTCATTATTTCTAATTGTGATTGCCGTCAAAGTAGTAGGCATGATAAGCAACAAGGAAGAAGAATGACCCCCGAAGTTGAATTTCTTATAGGTATGCTTCCTCCTTTTGCGGTAGCTATCTGTTTATACGTCTTAATCCGTAGTTTTCAGTAGTCATAACAAGGCATAAAGCATAGAATCTAATTTTCTGAAACATTTACGAAAGTTAGAAATATGTTTACTCGAATTTATAACCTTGTTTTGATTATTCTCTTCACATTGCACATTTTGGGCATTATTTCCATTCCTAATGAAATTAGATATTTCATGATTGCCTTTTATCTGATTTTGTTAATTTATAGTCTTATGAATAAAAAGACGAATATCAAACGAAATGGAGATGATGACATTTTTGTAATGACTACGAACCCAAATAAACCAAGTCCATCTGATTCAAATATGGAAAAGTTCATGAATGATTTGAACCAATCCATAGAGAAGAAGAAACTAGATAAGATTAAAGTTAAAAATGAATAAATTACTCATTCCTTTGTTAGTTTTATTTACTTCTAGTTTTGCTGTTGCTGGCGAAATTAACGTTAATAATTCCAAGTCTGTCACTTATACAAAACAGCATACTGAACACTGGGACAAAAAACCGTGGGCGCGTTCTGTATCAGATAATTCTTATAGAAAATTTCAAACAGAGGCCATGAAGGCACGATATGAGGGTTATTTATCAAAACAGACAGTAAATGCAACTATTGAGGCTTCCGTTTCAAGGAAAACTGTTCTAAATGGCTCATTTGCTTTAGTAAAACAAGGCGCAAAGCTTGTAGCCTCAAAAGCTAATGTTTATGTGGGTGGCGCATTACTGGCCTATGAAGCATATGAAATTGTAAAAGGTAGTTTAGAAAGTGAGGGCTACAAATGGAATGAAGTAAGCGAAGAATTTTTAAAAGAATGGCCGGCGCGTAATTGTATTATTACTCAAGACCCACAAGGAAGAAACCAAAAAACGGCATGTTATGGCGTTGATAGTTCTGTTTTAAGTGCTTATAGAAAGGGGGGAACAAGCAGAAAAGAAGCCGAGCAACTTATGAAGATTCAAATGGAAAATCTCGCAGGTCCATTTTGGGAAAAAGAAAAAATGGCATTGGATAAAAGAAGTAATTCTAAATTTTGGCAATATTATTCCCTTAATGAATGTAATTTTAACCTGAATGGCGGAAATTGTCGGGTAACAAATGGAAGTGACGTAAGAAGCCCAATTTCATTTACTTTATTCATGAGAGATACAGAAGTTCTTGATCAAGAAAAATTCCTACAAATTTCTACCCAATCTATTGACGCAAACCCTACCCCTTTTGTTCATGGCACTGGTAAACCTGAATATCAAGAAAATATCAAAGTCCCTTCAGGAACAGTCGTTACAATCGGCCCAGTAGAAACACCTGAAGGCAAAAAGACCTATACAGTAACTTTTACAAATCCAACAAATGGCGGTAGTAGTGAAGCCTCTGTACAGACTAATAATAGCCCTGCACCTACTGGCAATACTGGCGGTAGTCCTGATGGAAATCCTAACGGTAAGCCTGACGGAAAACCTGACGGTAAGCCCGATGGCAATCCTGACGGTAAAACCGATGATAAGCCTGATGACAGACCAGACGACAGACCTGATGACAGACCTGATGACAGACCTGATGACAGACCTGATGACAGACCCGATGATAAGCCTGATGGAAAAGACGGCAAAGATGGAAAAGACGGTAAGGACGGCAAAGATGCACAAGACCTTTGCGAGAAACACCCTGAAGCCTCGGCTTGTAAAGATTTAGGAGATACGGACTATAAAGACTTAGAAATACCTGAAAAAGCAATCAACCTAGAATTAAAACCGCTAGATATATTCAGCACTAACGGAACTTGTCCGGCAAACCCTACGTTCAGTCTAGGCGTATTAGGAACGTTTGAAATTCCTTATGACTATTTCTGTAATATCGCCCGATTGCTTCGCCCTATATTGATTCTCGGCACGATCATAATGTGCGGATTTTTCGCTTTTAACGCAGTCAAGGAGCTTTAATCATGTGGGGCAAATTAATCACAAGCGTTTTAATGACCGTTGCAGGAAAAGTTATAACCGCACTTGGCCTTTCATTTGTCAGTTATGTAGGGCTAAATGAAATCCAAGGCTTTCTGTTATCACACGTTCAAACGCAAATCGGCGGTATACCATCAGATGCCATGAACTTAGCTTATATCGCAGGAATTGGCGTTTGTCTGAACTGGATTTTCGGTACTTTCGCCTTTGTTGTTTCGCTTAAAAGCCTTTCTAAATTGTCAGCTTCTATCAGTAAAAAATAAAAAGGGTAACGTATGCTTTATTTAATTACAGGTGTTCCAGGTTCGGGCAAGACCCTGAAAATGATTTCAGACTTGATGACACGTCAAGACTTAAAAAACCGTCCTTTATATCTTGATGGCATTCCTGAAGTAGATGAAAAAATTATTCCAAATTTACCTATTCCTGAAGGCGAAACAATGCAGACTTGGCACAAATGGGCACCGACAGGCGCAATACTCGTTATTGACGAATGTCAGCGCGTATTTAGGCCACGGCCAAGCGGTTCAAAAGTCCCCGATTTTGTTGCCGAACTAGAAACACACCGTCATAAAGGTATTGATATTTTTTTACTTACCCAACATCCTAGATTGATTGACAGTAATGTCCGCGCATTGGTAGGCCATCATTGCCATATCGGCAAAACAAATCTAGGCGTTCGCCGTATGTTGGAGTGGGAAAGGTGCGCAGACCCGACATCATCAAGAGACGTGTCATCTGCTGTAAAAAGTGTTTATACGTTGGATAAAAAAGCCTTCGGCGTATATAAATCAGCCGAAGAACACACCAAAATCAAAACCAAGCTAAGCCGAGTTGTATATATCTTCCCTGCCGTGCTTGCCCTCTTAATTACCGCAGGTTGGTATATCTATTCAAGCTGGAATAATCGGATAGACACGATGAAGGCAGAACAGGAAAAGCCCAAAATTGAGGCGCAAGCCTCAAGCCCTGAAGCGGTGGGGGCGGTTGCTGTTCCAACAGCAAACGGCACCAACGCAGAAGGGCAATACACGCCACAAACGGCTGTTCCTGAACCGCCGAAGCCACATCTATCAGAAGATGACTACAAGCCGAGAATTGAAGATAGACCCGAAACCGCGCCAATTTATGACGGCGTGAACAAATCAATAACCGCCATGCCTTGGCCTTCTGCTTGCGTTAAAAGTGATAATGGCTGTAATTGTTATACAGACCAAGGCTCTAAGATTGCGGAAATAAGCAAAAAAACCTGTTTAAGCTATATCAAAGATGGCTTGCCGTTCAATCCTTATAAAGCCAAAAAGACCGAAACAGCAGAAGTTAAAGAAACCGCACAAGAAATAGAAAGGCCACAGGTTTTATCTATGGGCGGTAAAAGTCAACAGAATCTAATGTATGACGGCTATGTTGAAAAAGGAAACGAAATAGGCGCACAAAATGGCGCTAAAACAGGTTCATGAATTCCATCAGGATTGAACCTAAACCAATAAAACAACCATTAATCAAGTCAGGGGGAGGACGTCCAGAAAGATTTGTAAAGACAGCTTTATCGTCTTTATAA